CCTGCTGCGAAATACTCGCCACCTTGAGCAGTTTCCCAGCGACCAGCGGCTTTACTATCTTCTTGTAATCTTGTTTTAAATATTTTTTGATATTCTTCACTATCAATTAAGTTCTTTGCTTTACGACCAAACCTTACAGCAAGTTCTCCTGTGTGGGTCGTTTGAATAATTTTTAGTTTTGAATTCCTTCCGATCATCCAGGCAGGTAGAAGTGATGATGCAAACTCAGACTTAGTATGTCTTGGTGGCATATTAACTATAAGTCTTTTAATCTTACCCTCTGCCATATCATTAAATTTTTGTGCAATAATTTTATGGTGGTAGCCTTCAATAAAATCAGGCCAGATATGTTTAACGAAACTTAAGAAGTCACTTTTTACTTTGTCTTCTTTCTTTTTCTCTTCTAGCTGTAAGTACATCTTCATGAAGTCTTTACGTACGTCAGCGGGTAGTTTCTTTATCTTTTCTAAATCAATTTTCATCCGTCACAGTCTTTTTTTAATTTGCTTCTATAGTAAGGGTTTTCTCCATCTATAGTTTTTTTAATTATTTCTAGTACTTTTAAATTAAAATCATCAGGGATTTTGTTATTTTCAAGGTTTTCTCTAAAGCAATTAAAGTAGATAAGGTCAAACATAATACCAAAAAAAGAATAAGAGTCGTATAATTTTTTCTTTTCTTCTACATGATACCAGTCATCTGCAGCTCTATTTAAAGCTGACATTAAATCATCCACTACAGTAAGCTCTTCATTTAGTAATGTAGCTTCTTTTTTAAAATTATTTATTATCTTTATCTTTTCTAAATCAGTTTTCATTTTGAAAAATTTTTTGCAGAAATTTTTTTCACTTCTGTTTTTAACGATTATTATTGTATTCCTTATGCTTTTACAAATCAATAATGATTTTGGGTCCCTTAAACGTATAAATCCGACATTATATACTACATATCTATACTACATACGCACAATAGAGAATTAAGAAATCAATGTCCTTCGGACTTTGACTTCGTTGTGGTACCTCTATCGAGGCACCACGCAACAAGTGGCTAAGCCACAAATAAAAAAAGCCCGTTGCTATTTCTAGCAACGGGCAACGAGGTAGTCTATTTATTTTATGTTTAATCTTCTCTTAATTTCTTTGTACTCTTCTCTTTTATCATTGACCCACATTAATAGACCCATGAATAAACAAGTAAGAATTATTATTTTAAGTTCTAACGGCATTAATTAAACCTCGTTTGGTTGTCTATTGTCTGTTCATGTTTTTGACGTTCACTCATCTTCTTAGCAAGTGTAACCGCCTCAACCCCATGCTTATCTAAAAAAGATTTATAAGCTAATTTTCTATAATCTTTTATTAGTTTTTTTATATAGTTACTCATCATTTACCTCACCAGTTCCGCCACAAATATCGCAATCTTCAAATAGTTCATAACCTTTGGCGCCTTTGGGTGTCTCATCTATTTTACCTGCTCCATCACAATTCGGACATTTAATAAGTTCAATTCCGAATAAATCCCCTGTGTATTTATTTTTCATAGTATCCTTTTTTTAAGAGATATTTATAAGCGCCCTGTTTAGTTCTGGGCAATTCTGGGAAATATCTTTTTAATAAGTTAACTATTGACCCCCTAAAAAATTTCAAGCCGTTAGGGTTTAACGCTTCATTTTTTAAAGCAATTAATAACCCGTTTATCTTTAGAGTATCAATTTTTTCTGGGTCGTTGTTTAAGTGTATCATTGTCATTTTTTACCCCTTTTTTTATTTGCTATTATAATAAAAATAAACTAATAATATGAAATAGTCAAATAAAATATAGGAGATAAAAACAATGCAAAAAGGAACATTTAAAGAATTCATGGAGGAATTCTACAAAAAACCATTTAATCAAATTCCAAAAAAAGAATTGAACGAACATTATAAAGAGATTTTTGGAATGGGTTTATCTAAAGACGACCTTAATGATGACGGCTCAGACCTAGACGAATTAAATGAAATACTAAGGGGGGACGAATAATGCAATCATACCCAATCTGGAATAAAATCCAAGCTTGTATCTATAAAGGCGGTAAATCTTACGGCGTTAAAAATGACGGGCAAAATGAAATTTTAATTGGAACTAGTGCGAGTAATTCGCATAGTTTCGTTAAAACTAGGGTTACACACAAAAAGCATGAAGACGGCACAAGAACTTATCATTTTTATATTGATGATATTTTATATAAAACAGCAATTCTAAAAGATAAGGAAATAGAAATCAAAAAAGTCGCTTGACGCTAGAAAAAAGCAACAAGCAAGGGCCAACAATTAAAGGCCCTACAACCTATGATTGTATATATATATTTATATTTATATGACAAGGCACAAGCGAGTTATAAATTTTCAAATATCAAGGCACAAGCGTCTAAATCACAAGCGACAGGCG